GTGTCTATCTCTATCTCTAAAAAATTTTATATTATCGTTTTGTTTGTCTGCATTTATATATAGGACTCCTGAAACTAAAGAGTTAGGATGATTATGTATGTGGTGATATTGTTTTTCATTTGTAACGTTTAACCAAGATTGAGTGATGTAAGGTTTTATTTTGTTTTTAGTGTCGTATACTTTATCAAAATATATCTTGATGTGTTGATTTAAAATTTTTTTAATATCTTTCATAGCGGGTTTGTTTAAAATATAGTTATCGTCTGAAGTAATATTACCTTCATTTGCATTATGGCTTTTCATAGCCTTAGCAAAAAAAGTATGTTCTTTTTTTAAAAATGGTCGAGATAAATTAGATAAATAAATAGGTACTGGAAATAAACCTTCTATGGTAGTTGATACAGCTTCTGGAACAAATTTTTCTTTCATATATTCTATTTTTAAATATAAATTAAAAACAGACTAAGTCAATGAAATTTTATTATGTTAATACCCAATTTGTGGTTGCTTCGTCCCATGTGTATGCACTTGGATCTGGATCAGTAGGTCGTTCTACAGGTGCTTCCCAATTACAAGTTTCTTCATTTAAAACCCATGATTCAAATGGTTTTGGTGGAATAAAAGCATCTCTTTCTGAGTCGTAACTATAACCTTCTCCAGGAGAATTTTTTCTAAAAGGAGTGCCTCCTAATTTATGAACACCTGCTTGAGTGTTATAAGAACCTTGAACCCAAACCGAAGTTTGTTCTTTGTATAAAGTTCTTAAAAAAGCAATACCTCTAAGTTCAGATTCTTGTCCACCTGAATCTTCTAAAACCTTATTATTAACTGTAGTAGTGTGAATCACTTCTCCAAAATCATTTATTCTTGCAAAGATAGCCATTATGCTGATGTATCCCATGAACCAGAGCCAGTAAAACTTAATATCGTATTACTACCACTTGTTGTTATTGTAGGCTCGCCTGTAGTTAATTCTGAAAAACTAGCAGTAGGTACTGAAATAATTACAATACCTGAACCACCGGCTCCTTGGTTTCCTCCGCCGCCACCGCCAGAGTTTGCTGTGCCGGGTTGTCCGCCTTGATAACCAGGTTGGTTTCCTCCAGCTCCACCACCGCCAGATCCTCCTGGTCCTGCACCACCACCACTTTGAGAGGCACCTCCGCCTCCGCCAGCGTATGTTACAGATGATCCTGTAATTGAACTTGAACTTCCGTTACCACCCGCACCTCCTGGTGAAGATGTACTTGGAGCATTGCTTCCGCCGTTTCCAGCGCCACCGCCTCCTGCTCCTGGATAATAAGGTCCTCCAGGTCCTGCAGCGTTACCGCCACCGTTACCTTGTGAAGGTGATACTGAAGGTGTATTTCCAGATGCTCCTGGAGTACCATTTCCTCCGCCGCCTCCGGATCCACCAGTACCTGCAGATGGTGTATTTCCCCCACCACCTTTACCGCCTCTTGCAGAAGAAAAAGTACCTAAGTTTGGTGATGCGTAAGATGAGTCTGAACCAATACCATTATATGGACCACCAGTCCCAACAGTTATTGTTACTGTTTCTTTTACACCGACAGTTACACCAGTAGGATTTCTAAAACCTCCGGCTCCACCGCCTCCGCCATTGTTAGCACCGCCGCCAGCGCCGCCACCAACAACTAAAAAATCAACATTAAATGGAAATGCAATAATTTTACCTGGTCCTCCTCCAGCTCCAAATCCTAAAACTTGGTAACCAAAAGATTTACCTTTTTTGGTTTGAGTAGTCCTTGTGCTCTTACCTGTAGTAAGATTGTTTTTTAAATCTCTCATATTTCAATTCCTTACGCGTCGTTAGCTGCGTCAGTAGTATAGAATATTTTAATTCCTATTACTCTTGCATCGGCAGTGAAAGTATCTCCACCAGCGTTTGCATCTCGGAATAATTGAAAATAAGATATCTCACCTGCTGCAGGAGAACCCGCAATTGTAACATCTCCGCTTTCAGATGAAATTTGTTGATCTTCTACTGTACCTATGCCAGCGTCTGTAACGTTAACCGCAGTTCCATATGCAACATCAATAGTATCACTATCTGCACATGCAACTCCTTGTAATCCAAAAATACAATCACCTGTGTTTGTAGAACCAGGTGTCCAATATACTTGATAAGTTATTGTTCCTTCATTCCATGATTTAGGCATGGCTATTGAAAATTGTGCAAACTCATCTGTATCTTTGTCAAAATCTAATACTTTTAAATCTGGTCTTGTTGCTGTTGTTTCTGCTTGCGCGGCTTCAGCTCCGTTAGTTGTAGCTCCATACATAGCAGCAGCCGGAACCCATATAGTTTCTTTTCCAGCAATTTTAACTGCAGCTGTTCCTGATTTTAAAACTCCTGATCCTTTAGGGTTGATATTTATATCAACGTTTGTTTCACCTGAAGCTGTAAATGTTGGACCATTACCTGTTGCTGCGTTAGCATATGTTATTTCGTTAACTGCTGAACCTGTCGCTGTTAATAAAAATAACTCATTGCCATTAGTATCTAAGATAGAAGTACCAATTTTCGGCGATGTCAGAGTTTTGTTTGTTAAAGTCTGTGTTCCAGTAAGAGTTACATCTCCATCACCTGAACCAAAAGCTAAAGTTATAATATCTGGGTTAGATCCATCATTAGCTGATGCAAAAACTAATTGATCTCCTTTATCTGTTGCACTGAAAGTAAAGCTGTCTCCTGAACCAGTTATATATTTAAACTGAACAGTATAAGCCCCTGAAGTTGAATTTCTTAAGAAATAAAATGTTTGAACATCATTTGGAATAGTTACGATTTGATTTCCAGAAATTGAACCTGTGAACTCAATCATTCTGTGCGCAAGAGTTGCACCAGTTGATCCATCAGAAACTGATAAATCAGTTTGTTGTGCACCACCGGCTATAGATTGTTGTGTAAATCCGCCTGAAATTTGTTCAAGAATATTTAAATTAGTATTAGTTTTTGTTCCCCAAGTTCCGGCATTTTCACCGGTTGCCATTAATTCTACGCCAAGCGCTGTATATGTTGATGCCATATTATTTTCTCCTTAAATTCACTAAGCAGCATGATTTACGTCTGTATACGAAGTATTGCCAGTTATGTCAATATCTTTATATGCTATAGTACCTAAGCCTGTTGTGCCTAATTCTGTTGTTGCTTCTTGTCCTTCTAATCCCATTACATCTGCAGGTGTAATTGCTCCTACAGAAGAAGTTGCTACAGAAGGTGCAGTTAATGGAACACCTATTCCTACAACAATAGATCCTACAGCAGAAGTTGCTGGAGAAGGTGCTGTTGGTGTAAATACTTGTGCATCATTAACAGTTACTGATCCTATATTAGATGTTGCTGAAACTCCACTTATTCCTACTACGTCTGCAGGCGTAATTGCTCCTACAGAAGATGTTAAATTACTAGGTGCAGTTAATGAAACAATAACTCCTGTTAAAACTGATCCAACGCCTGTAGTTGCTGAAACTCCAGATAAAGATAAACTTCCCGATCCAAATAATAAACCAGGTGTTCCTACTGATGATGTTGCAGATTGACCAGTTAATCCAACTACCATTTCTGTTGGAGATATTGAACCAACGGCTGTTGTTGCTACTCCGCTAGATGCTACATCAACAAAAACAGTGGTTGCATTTTCACCCCAGTTTTCAAATCCCCATGTATCACCACCCCATCCTTGTTCAGGAAAGGCTGTTACACTTCCTACAGCTGTTGTTAATTGACCTGCACTACTTAATTGAATAGTTGGATCAAAACTTTCTCCCCATGGTTCTTGACCCCAATCATCTCTTCCCCATCCTTGTTCAGGATAAGCCACTAAAGTTCCAAGTGCAGAAGTTGCAGAGGATGGTGCACTAAGTGTAATTGAATTATTGCCTTGTGCTCCCCATTGTCCATCATCCCATGAAAGTAGTCCCCACGTGTTTGATGTAGGTGTGTTTGCTTGACCTCCCATTCCTGGGTGAGCTGAACAATAATAATAAAGTGTAGGTGCTGAAGTAGCTACACTAATTTGTGTATAAGCACCCGATGATCCTGGAGTTCCGCTTGTAGTTACTCCAGTAGTATATTCGGATCCACTATTGTGCGTACCATCAGAGGTTGTTGAAAATCTTAAAGGGTGTGTGTAATTTGATGAATCAGATTGATCAAATTTATAAACTCCGCCTTCGGCTAATTCTACTGTAGCTTGTTGTACGCCATCAATAAAATATTTATTGCCGGAACCAGTTGATACAACCGTAACTGTAAAAGTTCTGGTTATGGACATAAGGACTTACTCCTTATGCTATTCTAACTATAGCTGTTGTAGCTGCTTTAGCAGGAAATTGAATTGTAAAAGTTCCAGAAGAAACTGTTTTGTCTCCTCCGAAAGCTACTGCACAAACTGCAGGATCTCCTGTTGCAGTGTCATTAAAAATTAAACAACCGTTAGCTGTAAAAGAAGCAGACGTCCAAGATATATCATCAAAGTCAACACACGCTGTTGAACCATCTAACGATGGTGTAATGTTAGTTAAAGCTTTTCCTTTTGCAGAATAAGCAGATCCTGACGTGTTAGTTATTTCGTTTGATGTTGAATAAGCTGTTGTACTTGCACTTAAAGTTGCAGAACTAGTGTACAACGCAATGTTAAAAGTATTTCCTGTTGACGCTGTAAAATTGTGCGTAGCTGTTAGCAGCTCATTTTTAAAGCTATTGCATATTGCTGATGTTATTGCCATAATTTTTCTCCTTATTACGGAGACGGTGAAGGGACTTTAATTCTAACAGTTCCGTCAGTGTAATCGTCTCTTCTTCGTCTACCTAGCTGCATTGCTGCAAACTGTGTTACTGCTTGTTTATATTTATTTTCATATAATGTCAACATATCTGTTGGACCTTTTAAAAACCCATAAGTCTCTGCTAAACAGCAATACAAAAGACCTTGTGGAAAATTTAAACTAATGTAGTTTGTGTTAGATCCCTCTAATAATACTGCGACTTTGTTATAATATATTCTATATTTATAATTAGCATCTGGTGTAGGTGCAAAATACATACCTCCAGAAGTCGTGTCTGAAAGGCCTGTAGCGCCACCAAACATAGCATAGTACTTAGGAAACCCTGTAACAGAGTTAGCTGTGTCTGTAGGGGCTTGTATTTGGCCTGAAGGGCCAAATTTTCTGTCAACGAACTCTGCTAGATAGGACTGATCTTTCTTTTCTAGCCAAGTTCCATTGCCCTCTGTATTGGCTGTAGAATTAAATACTTCTATACCTCTTACAAATAAACATCCTGCCGGAGCATTTATTGTATTGTCATTAGCAACTAGTGTACCTTCTTGAACAAACCTATCAGCATCAATAGGTACATCCATCATTATTCTTTGCTGAGCATTTAAAATAATGTTTTCTAAAACAGCGTCAGTTAATACAGTATCGTCTACTTCTGTATAACTTCTGATCTGTGTTCTTAATCCTGATGCGCTTAATCCTGACATAATTAACTTCTATCATTAACGGGTCCAATTGTACACTGAAAACCGCCTCCTGTTTCTGTGCTAGTAGCATTACTAGCTAATTCAAAATTAAAACCTGTTTGAATAGTTTTATATGCTGGATTTCCCTGGCTGTCATTGTATCCTGCTAATTCTTGTTTAGTTAAAAGAGCTGTTATTTTAAATGCTCCAAATACTTTTGCTCCTGAACTATGTGATCCGGCCGTAGTTGTTTCAGGAGTCACACCTCTATAAGGTGCACTAGTTCCTCTTGTACACCCTGTTAAATCAGTTCCTGAAATTCCTGTGTATTCAACAACTTCGTTTTCAAATCTACCAGTTACAGAATTAACTTTTTCAATTACAATAAATCCACTTGTGGGCATATCAGTAGTGTAGTCTAAAGATATTGTAGTTGCACTATCAGTAAGATCACCTTGTAAAACCATTCCTGATACTTGCAAAGTTGCAACATCAACTCCGCCTACGGGTGATTTAATATCTCTAAATCTAACGATATCATCTACATGCATTCCTCCATTTTCAAAAGCTACAGCAACAGTTGCGTCAGCAGCCGTAGTTGTAATAGGATTATTTTTTAAAAAGTCTTCTGTTGGAAATTCTGTTCTAGCAGTTCTTGCTCTTTGTAAAGCTTGTGGATCTGCACTTGTTGGTTTTGGATCTAATTGTGGTTGCTTAGGCTCGTATTCTGAAACATGGACCAGGGCACCATTCCATTCTCTAACCATTTCATTATATGGAAAAGCCATACCAGATCTATCTGAAATAGCTAAAGCATATTTACCTTGTGAAAAAGTAGTCATTAACCAATACCCGGATAATATATTTTAGGTGATATATATGTAGAATTAGAAGAACCGTCTTCGTCTTCTGCTCTTAATAATTCATCTTCATATAATAATTTTAATTCTTGTACTCTTTGTGGTGCGTATTTTACAGCTAAGTAATAAGATAAACCTGCAATCATACAAGGCACAAATCTGTATGGTACATCTGTTGCATTTGTATAAGCACCCACATCATCAATTCTTTTTGTGTAATAAAAATTTATAAAGTCTCCTGCTTGTGAACTACCTGGAGTTAAGTATAAAGTAACAGTTGTTTTATCAATAAATCTTTGAACCCAATATTGTGTAGGCAATCCTTTGTCTGTTTTATTTGAAAATCCTTGATACTGTGATCTACTAATTTTTGTCATAGGTGTATCTACATTTGTAGACGCCTTTCTAAAATTTAATTCTTGTATGTCAGTCATCCCATTAGGAAACTGTAAAACAGCGTCACCTGTTGTATGTGTTGCTGCTGTGCTACCGTTAATTCCTCTGGTGCATCCAGTTAAATTTAAAGAAGAGATTCCTGTATAAGAAATTTGTTCAGATCCAATTGTAATAGTTCCGCCAACTGTAGGCATTCCTGTAACAGAAGCTACACCGATTGTTGCAACTGTAGCATTTATTCCTGCAGATAAAGTTGTGCTAATACCGTCAGAAGCACCATCAGAAGGTGATCTAAAAAAAGTGTAAACAGACTGTCCATCTACTAATGTAACACTTTGATTTTTAACTTCCCAAAAATGTAAGCCTCTATTTCCCCATTCAGAAAATAAAATATTTAAAGATCTTTTTGCAGTTTTTAATTGATAGCCTGATACACCTTGAATACCGATACGTTCATACGCATCTTCAATAATCTCATCAATGCTTAGGTTCTTATCGAAAACATAAGAGCCTGAAGTAGTGTTGGCCATTTAAGCTCCTTACCCGTCAAACTGTATAGATAACCCTACTACTGCAGTTCCTGAGTATGCAAAATAAGCTCCATCTTCACATAGAATTCCATCATCTGGAATATATGGTTCAATTGCTTCTCCGCTATCTATATCTACAATAAGTCTATTGGCCCCAAGTGTTGCCGAACTATTTTTAATATAAATAACTCCTGCTCCACCACCAGCAACTCCAGTCATTCCTCTTACTCGAGTTCTGCCTGCAAATATAGTTCCTGTTACAGCTCCTGATTTTATTCCAGCAGAAATATCGGTTGTGATAGATCCACTAGCTGTAATACTAGTAATTTCTGACCAAGTTCCTGCTAAAGTTATTGTAGTAGTGTCTGGTCCAGTTTGAGCAGCGATTGTTGTAGCAACTCCAGCAGCATTTTTTCCTACAATTGCAAAAGTTATTCCTGAATTATCTGCTGATGAAGTTAAAGTAACTTGTTGAGCATTGACCCAAGGTCCACTGTTTAATAAAGTTAAACTAGTGTTTGTTGCTGCCGCAGAAATTGCATCTGTGTCAGTTCCAAATACTACTTGTTTACTTTTTACTCCCGATACATTTGGCATAATTTTAATCTCCTATTAAATTATACTAAGGCCCCGAAGGGCCCTAGTTAATTATTTATTATGATACTCTTTCACCTAGCACTTTTACGTAATCTACCATTAAATTAGTAGTTGTAGTGCCTTTAGTGTTTGTACCAAGTTGTACCCCTAAACCGATGTCATCAGGAACATTTCCTTTC